GCACCCACAGAATTGATAGACATCGGTGAACTCGAAACAAAGATTAAAAAATGTAAAAAAAGCATTTCTGATTATGACACCAACATTCGTGATACGCTAGAATTAAGGGAAGTGAACGAAGAAAAGGTTGTAAAGGCCGAAAAGTTTATAGATGATTTTGATTTTGATGCTTTGACTTCTCAAAAAGATGAATACTCTGAAATCTCTCAGCATCTTGATACTTTAATAAATCAGATGGACAATGATGAAAGTCAAATTGATAGATTAAATAAACAAATAGGATTGTTGAAGGAAGTTCCGTGCGGAAAAGAATTTTCTCATTGTAAATTTATTAAAGGGGCTTACGAAGCCAAAGAAAAGGTCGAGCTTGTTCAGTTGTCAGTCAACAACAATAAAAAAGTTAGAGAAGCCTTATCAGAGAAAACACAGTCCATAAAGATAAATAACATAATTCAGGACTTGAACAAGTTTGATAAATTCTTAAACATTAAGAGAGGTCTTGAATCTGAAATAAAATCGTCTTATTTAATAATAGAAAATCTTGAATCTAAAAAATCGGTATCGGAACATGAACTCAAAGATCTAAGAAATAGAGAAAAATTATACGAAGAAAACAAAGAAGCAATTGAGAACATAAGCAACGTCATCACAGAAAAAAATAATAAATACAAAACCCTAAGTTCTTATACAAAAACTCATGACGAATGTGAAGAAATACTATTGGATCTTTATAAGAATCATGGCTATTATGAACAGAAGATTGAGAACTTAAAGGAACAGAAATCTCAAAAAGAACAGACACAAAATCAATATGAAGCGTATGATCTTTATATGCGAGCGATGCATCCAAACGGTATTGCATATGATATTATTAAAAAGAGTTTGCCGGTTATTAACTCTGAAATTTCAAAAGTGCTTGCGAATGTGGTAGACTTCGAGGTGTTCTTTGAAACGGAAGATAATCGTTTGGATATCTATATCAAACACCCTGACCGTGATCCAAGTCCATTAGAAATGGCAAGCGGTGCAGAAAAAACCGTTTCATCGATGGCGATCCGTTTAGCATTCATTGCAGTGTCTACCATCCCAAGAAGCCAACTGTTTGTCCTTGACGAACCAGGAACTTCACTCGATGAAGAACGTATGGAAGGTTTTACAAGAATTCTTGAAATTGTAAAGTCTGTATTCAAAACAGTTATGTTAATTTCACACTTGGACAGCTTGAAAGATTCCGCAGATTCTATCATTAATATTGAAAAGAAAAACGGATACGCGAATGTGAGCTGTTAACAGAACAAGAAACTATTTATAAAGGAGGTGATATAATATGAAAGATTTAGAAATCAAAGACATTTTTGAAAAAGTCAGTGACGGCGTAGCCGGAATTACTGGCGTTGTCATTAATCTCGTTGCTCTTGCTATCTTGGTTGAAGTTATTTACGGTCAAGGCATCTTCGGCATGGGCGTGATTGGCAACATTACAAAACTCGTCAACGACATTGGTTCAAGCGGCTTTGCCGGTCTAGTTTCTCTCCTTGTACTTGTTGTACTATTTAAAGGAAAGAAATCCTCATGAGCGAAGTAATCAAACCAATTTTCGATAGATTAATGGGAAAAGTCATTTCCCGTAAATTCACAGTATTCTCACTCGCAACTTTATTTTTATATCTTGGCAGCATCACTGGCGAGCAATGGGTTGCTATATCCTTGGGTTATATCGGAATACAAGGTATTGCTGATATCGCTACACAATGGAAGTTTGGGAAACAATAATTATGAAATTAACAAAATCAAAATTACAAGAAATTATTCAAGAAGAACTCAAAGCACAACTTGAAGAATATAAAGTTAAAACGCCAAAACATTTTAACCCAACCCAAGAACCGGGCACCGCAGACGATGTATTCCATGATTGTATTGCGAGTGTGAAAAAGAGTTTTAAAAAACATGACTACAAACCACACAAGGGAAAGAATGTGGAAGACGCCGCAGCCGCGATTTGCACAGATTCCCGCAAAGAAGGCGGCGCAACTTTAGATTGGGGAACCAAACGCAAAAAAGAAGTTGAAAAAGCCCGCCCAGGAGGAAAGTCTGGTTATGAAAAAGACGTTAAATCCGGTTAGAGGAAAGACATTGTGAAATTAACAAAAGAAATATTACATAAAATCATTGAAGAAGAAATGATTTGTGAAAGAGAAAGGGCAATTATAGAACGTGAGTTTAAACGCATTGATATTTTGCATGAAAAAATGTTTAAGGATGATTCTTTAAACGAGCTATCAGCATCAGGCGTAGGTCATTTTCTATTGGATATTGGTGGGTTGATCCCAGGTGTTGGCGAAGCAGCTGATTTAGCAAATGCAGCATGGTATGCGAAACAGGGAGAATATTTAATGGCTGCTTTATCGGCTATAGCTATGATACCTGGAGTTGGAGATGTAATCGGCAAAGGAAGCAAACTTGCATTATCTTTAGGGAAAGGCGGGAAAGTCGCCAAGATGTTAAAGTCTCAGATGCCAAAAATTAAGAAACTTTTAGGAGGATTAGCCGATAATCCAAAATTTGGAAAAATGGCAAATCAAATGATTAAATCAGTTGATGACTTCGTAGTAAAAACATTAGCAAATCCCCGTTCTCAAGAAGCTATACAGGGTTTACAAAAACTAGCATCCACCAAACCAAGTCAAGTGGCTAAGACTAAGGGTGGAATGGTGTCTAAAGCAAAATCAGCAGCCACGAAATTACAACAGAAACAATCCGCTAGACGTAATATAGAGCGCACCGCCCAAGCAATTCAAGGGACGGAACAACCGGCAGAATAAAACAATGTTTTCAGATAAAAATTTTGAAAATCTAATCGAACAAGTTCTCACTGAACGAGAATGGAATAAAGATTCTGAAACACCGCGTGATTATTCTAAGGAATATAACGCTCCTGGTTCCGATGAGCAAGAAGACAGAAATAAACGAAAAAGAGACAAACGCAAACATGATCGCGAAAACGGGGAATGTCCACCAAACCAAGAACTTCATCATGTAAATGGAATTGAAAATGATGAAGTCCAGTGCGAACCTGTATCTAAAAATCGTGGAAGAAAAGAAAAGTCAAGATTAAAAAAAGGCACAATTGTAATTAAAATTACTAAAAAGGATTAAATCAATGAAATTAACAACAAGTACGCTCCAGCAAATGATTCAAGAAGAGATCGTAAATACTAGGCTTGAATTTGAAAAAAAACTTAGAAATGAAAAAATCAAATTACCCTTTCAACTTAATGAAGGCAAAAAATCACAGCTATTGAAAAAAGCTGCTGGTGGCATGACAAAGGCAGTTAAAGCAGTGAGCAGTGAATTAGTTAAAGATTTAGATGAACCAAAAGTTAAAAAGATCATGTCGGAGTTAGAGAAGAGTTTGAACCTAGGCAAAGATGCCACCGACGAAGACCGCGTAAAGGCTTATGCGGATCTGTTTCAAAAACTTAAAGGAGATCAGGAAAAATTAAAGAAACTTGACTCAAAACAGATCATCAAAGGTGGTAAGAATCTTGTGGGGGTTTTATCCTCTGGTGGCTTGCTTCTTTCTATTGGGAACATTCTTTTTGGCGGCGGGATGCTTGCCAGCTTCGGCGTCGGAAGCATCTCTATAATTTTAGGTGGAGCACTTTATTTTTTGTTATCAAAGTTGGAAAAATTATCAAAATTTATCGACGCTGGTGTTGGATTCGCTGGATGGGCAACAAAGTTTTTACCTTCTGGAATAAAAGGAGGATTTGCCTTTTTAAAATTTTTAGTAAATAAAGTTATGGGTTTATACGCCAAGGTCAATTCTATAGAGAATAAAAAAAGCCTGCCTTCGGGTGATGATGATATCCCGTATGCTGATCCAAAGGATGTCAGTTTGGTATCCGGCGATTGGCCTTCAGAATATCTAAAAGAAGGATATCATCCGTCCATGCAGAATCAGATAACCAATAAAGCACTTCGAGATCTTCTTAACGAATATTGGGAAGTTATGCATGAGCTAGAAAAAAGAGAATTATGGCAATTTTAAAAAAAGTTTGGGCTTTCTTAAAAACACACTGGTACATTCCTTTAATATTATTGATTGGAATTATTTTAAAGAGCAAGAGCGATTCATTATTAAAAATTATTGATGCTCAAAAAGAGTCCTATAATAAACAAAAATCTGCAATTGAAGCAGCAGAAACAGAAAAAAAAGTATCCAAAGCACAAATTGAAGAAGAATATGAGGACGCGCTTACAGCAATTGAAACTATTCATAACCTTCAAGACAAAAAATTAGACAACAAAAGAAAGAAAGAAATTAAAAAAATCGTTAAAAAACATTATAATAACAAAGAAGCATTGTCCTCCGAGATTAGTGATTTGTTTGGCGTAAAATATGTTCCCAAAAAAAATAGCAATTCTAATTAGCCTTCTCCTCTTATCCTCTGCCGCCTCTGCTCAAACAACCACAAGCACAACTGGGCAATTTACTTTTCTGAAGAAGGGACAATCAGCGCCCTTTGAGGGTACATTATTTGACCCCGTAGCAACTGCAAAAATCATTGCTGACAAGAAGTTTGCCAAGGAAAGTTGTGATTTAAAAATAGATTATGAAACAAGTGTACTAAAGGCTAAGTGTATCCGGGACGACAAACTCTTAAAGTCGGAGCTAGAAATCGAAAAGAAGAAATTTGATCTAATCACCCAAGCGCAAAAAGACGAGATCGAGACATTGCGTAACTTGGCAAAAGGATCAGATTCTACGATGTGGGCAGCTATCGGTTTTTTGTTGGGAGCAGGATCATCAATTGCAATTTTTTATGCGGCAACTGAAATATCAAGATGAAAGACGATAATTATTTAATTAAAGTTGAGCAAGCTATACAAGAAAAATACGGCGACTCAGTAATCCAAAATCCCAAGTCCAATTGGAATGAGGAAAAGGAAAAACAATATTTAGAACAAATCAAAAAGCTTGCAAACAAAGTGCGACCTAAAGAGAAGGTGGAAGTTGAAGGCGTTTTAATGCCCAAGAAACTATTTAGAAAAGAATCAAATCGCACTTGTCCAGAATGTAAAAAGTATTCTTTTAATATGAAAGACGATTTATATATGGTCAAGTTTAAATGCTGTTTTGTTTGTTACGTGCAGCACGTAGAAGGGAGAGAAGAAAAGTGGCTGAAAAAAATAACATCTTAGATATTGTGAATGGAATTTCACAAGCTGCGGCGAACGCATACGATGGTGCAACTGATGAAAACGGAGATCGATTGAAGACGGGTCTTAAAAGAGAAGAGGGTGATCTTGTTTTAGACAAAAGGATCATTGATGGTTTTAACGTTAGTATTACTGGGAATATATTAATTTTAAAATACCACTCAGAGATTTTACTCAAGGACGTTTATAAAGGAGATTTTGAGGGAGAAATTGCTCAAAGACTTCAGGACGTTGTATCTTATTTGAAAAAAGAGTACAAAAAGATTACTGGCAATTCTCTCACTCTCACAAAAGAGGGTAAAGAGCCGGATATTATGGTCCAAAGTGTGAGTAGAGTTCGATCATGGGTGCAAGCAACCTGTACATATAAAATTGGTGGAATGCCAGAAGAACCAGAGTTGGGAACAACCGCTGAAGAACGTCTTGATACTGCTTTTAAAAATTGGTTAGGAATGGGAAAAGATAAATTCCCAAACACAAAAAAGCCTCAGAATGTAAAAGGCAAACGCGACGAAGAACCAAGAACATGAAGCTAACAAAAGAAAATTTACAACAAATTATTAAAGAAGAACTGTCAGAAGAACTGTCAGGTAAACTTTATGAAATTCGGAATCATGTGGGAAAAATTTATGGTGAACTAAGTGTTGCTGGTGATACTGGTGAACCAGTAGATGCAGCCAAGGTGCAATGGGTTGTGGCACACTTACGTCAAATCATGGATGCATTGGGATCATTGCGTTGAAATTAAATAATGGAACTTACAGAACAACATATCAGATATATCATCAAAGGTGAAGTTAATATATTTTTAACAGAGCAGCTTTCGATTGCAGGCGCAAAAGGTCAAGTTAAAAGTTTAAACCAAAAGGTCAAAAGAGATCCACATCTAAAGTCATCTATTGAAGATGCTGTTAAAAGTATTGTAAACCACAGCGGCATCAAGAAGGATCTAGAAAAGATTATGGATAATCCTGTTGCATCTGCCACTTTTATCACTGCTTTAATGTCTCACCTCGGACTAGATGCGAACTCATATGTAAATATTCTGTCTTCTTTATCCGAAGTAAAAAGGGAAAGTGTTAATATTATTTTAAAAAACTGCTTTAAAGTCCTTAAGTAATATAAAGGGCGTCAAAGCATCAAGTAACTATTTATTATGTATGTCACAATATCTTTCTAAAAAAGATCTTGTCAAGGAAATAGTTAAGTGCGGCAACGAGCCAAAATAGCAAGGTAGTTTTAAACTATAGTTTGGGATGGTGAAAAATTAAATGAAACTTACAAAAAGATTTCTTAAAAAACTAATTCTTGAGGAGCTAGCAGGTGTTCAGTCAGAGCGTTTTAACGTTGATGACGAATCTGGCGAAGTTACTGGTGGAATCCCTGGTAGTGATCTTCATGCTCCCGATCCAAAACGTTTGCCACAAGCATTACGAATTTTGCATAAAGAGCTTGGTGATAAATTAATGAACAAAAGCCTTGGCATGGATGCCGAGGTAGGGCAAGACATCCTTGAATTATTGCAAGATTTTGTAAGAAATCATACACCCGGCAAAAGTGCTGGTCAAATAGGGAACGGTGAATAATATGAAACTCTTGATGGAAAATTGGCGTCATTATCTAGAAGAAGAAAAACAGACACAACTGTTGGAACAATATTTTAATGATGACAATCTTCTGACTGAAGAACAGGAACTTGAGTTGTTAAGCGAGGTCGAGTGGATGGACATGGCCACAGATACGGTATTAGCTATCAAAGATTTATATTTAGTTCTCAAAGACCTTATCGCTGGCAGCGCAGACTTGGCACAGACTGCTTTAGAAATACCTTCGGAAATTGCTTCAACCGCCGCGTCAGGCGCAGAAATATCTACTAATGTTTTTAAATCTGTTGAATCCATCGTGGGATTGTTGGCAATGCTCGTACTCCCCGGTTCAGGTGGCCTTATCGCGCTCGTTGTCTACAAGGTCTTAAAGCTGGTCTTCGAGTATATTCTCAAGAGAAAAGTTTTGTCTTTAGAAGAAATGAGAGAAAAGTTTAAAAATCCTGAAGCAGTTGAACAATTTAAAGGAGAATTAACAGACGCTCTTGAAAAAGAACCTGGATTGATGGCTAAAATTTTATCACCCATTAAAAAAATAATGAGCAAAGTCAAGAAGATGATGTCATTTTCCTCCAGAAAAAAAGATTCCGATGAAGACGTAAACATAGGAGTTGAGGACGATGCTCCTGAAAGCGTTTAATGGAACAACTATTCGAAAACTGGCGACGTTATTTAACGGAAGATCAACTTATAACCGAACAACGTGTTATTGAATATGCCCAAAACAGTGACATTGAACACCTTTGGGAAAACAACAATTTTGAAAAATTGGACGAAGGTGTTAAAGACTGGATGCGCTTTGGTGCTCAAACATTACTTGATGTAATTGGTATCGCAGATCCTACTGGTATTTCCGATTTAATGAACGCTATGTGGTATGCCTATAGAAAATGTTGGATTATGGCTGCGCTTTCCATTGTGTCCGTTTTACCCTATGCTGGGGATGCATTGGGAAAAGGCACTAAACTTTTGATGTATTTGGGCAAAGGCGCAAAATATTTATTAAGAGTGAAAAAGATGATTAACAAAAATAAAAGAAGTATCAAAAAAACATTTGATAAAATAAAAGAAAACGATACGCTCCCATCAATGTTAACTGATAATTCTGACGAAATGTTTAATTCTTTGGATGTTTTCGCCACTAGTGAGTCTACAGATCATCCTGACTGCTAATTATTATGTATGTCACAATACCTTTCCAAAAAAGATCTTGTCAAAGAAATAGTTAAATGCGGTAAAGATCCTGTCTATTTTATTGACAATTACTGCAAAATTGCACACCCTCAACGTGGGCAGATACCATTCAAGACTTGGGGTTTTCAACAAGAATTATTGCACAAATTTAACGATTATCGCAACAATGTGATACTAAAATCAAGGCAGATGGGTATCTCAACCATTTCTGCTGCATATGTGTCGTGGATGATGCTATTTCATCGTGATAAGAATATCTTAGTAATTGCGACAAAGTTCAGCACAGCGGCAAATCTTGTTAAAAAAGTAAAAGCGATGATTAAAATGCTGCCTCCATGGTTCGACCAGTTGGCACAAATTGCGATTGATAACCGTTCATCGTTTGTATTAAACAATGGATCAGAAATTAAAGCATCATCAACGTCAGCAGACGCTGGTCGTTCAGAAGCTTTGTCATTATTGGTGATTGATGAAGCTGCACATATTGAGGGTTTTGATGATTTGTGGACAGCACTTCAACCTACAATGGCGGCGGGCGGACGATGTATTGCGCTTTCATCTCCTAATGGTGTGGGCAATTGGTTCCACAAAACATATGTCTCCGCCCAAAGTGGTGAGAATGATTTTCATCCAACAATACTTCACTGGACCCTTCATCCTGAAAGGGATAACGATTGGTTTGAAGAAACAACCAGGAATTTATCTCGTCGTCGAGTTGCACAAGAGTACGAGTGTAATTTTAATGCATCTGGTGAAACAGTCATACACCCAGATAATTTAAACAAAATAGAACAGTTGTGTTGCGACCCGAAACATCAAACAGGTTTTGATAGAAATTTTTGGATTTGGAAAGAATACGACCCAGAAAGCAAATATTTATTGGTGGGCGATGTTGCTCGCGGGGATGGAAATGATTATTCAGTGTTCCACGTTTTCGATACCAAAACTATGGAACAAGTCGCAGAATATCGCGGCAAGCCAACAACAGACCTGTTTGCGCGAATATTATTCGACGCCGGGAAAGAATACGGAGACGCGATGGTCATTGTTGAAAATAACAACATTGGTTATTCAGTTTTGGAAAAGCTCATTGATGCCGGTTATCCAAATTTATATTACTCTACTAAAGGAACTCATGAATATGTGGAACAATATAGAGCTGATGGTGCAACAAACGTAATCGCTGGCTTTACAACGTCTCAAAAAACCAGACCACTCATTGTCGCTAAACTGGAGGAATTCATAAGAAATGAACTAATTACTTTGAATTCTATAAGAGTATTTCAAGAATTAAAAACATTTGTTTGGAGAAACGGAAGACCCGAAGCGCAGAGAGGATATAATGATGACTTAGTTATGTCACTAGCCATCTGTTGCTGGGTTCGAGATACTGTTTTGGAAGAGAATACAAAAGACTTAGCGTACAAGAGAGCATTTTTAAATTCAATGATAAGTTCCAATACAAAATTAAATACGACAATTCCTGGTATGTATGGCTACAAAAAACAAGAATCTTTTGATAAAATGAGAGAAGCACAAGAAAATTATAAAAATTTTGGATGGCTTATAAAAGGTTAATAAATAATGAACAAAAACAAACAAAATACTCGCAACCCGGATTCTTTCTTATTTAAAGCTCTGACTCGGCTGCTTTCTGGACCGATTACAAAGTATCAAAGACAGAACCCGCGAAGCGAGAAAAGGTGGCAGTTAGATAAATATAAATTTCAATCTGCGGCGGGGTTGAGCTTTAAGAAATCTACATACAACCCTTTTGATAATGTGTATGCGCAATCTACCTCAAATGCAGCCCGAAGTGAAAGATATGTAGACTTCGATCAAATGGAGTATATGCCTGAGATTGCGTCGGCTATGGATATTTATGCAGATGAGATGACAGTTTCGTCTCCTCTCCAAAAACTTTTAACGGTAAACTGTCCGAATGAAGAAATCAAAACAATATTACAGGATTTGTTTTATAGTATTTTAAATATAGAGTTTAATCTTTATGGTTGGTGCCGCAGTATGTGCAAATATGGAGACTATTTTCTCTATTTGGATATTGATGATAGCTTGGGAATAAAGTCTGTCATTGGGTTGCCACCAGGTGAAATTGAACGATTAGAGGGAGAAGACAAAACTAATCCTAATTATGTACAGTTCCAATGGAATTCTGGCGGACTTACATTTGAGAATTGGCAAGTCGCTCACTTTAGAATCTTAGGAAATGATAAGTATGCACCTTATGGCACATCCTGTTTAGAATCATCCCGCCGAATCTGGAGGCAATTAATGCTTCTTGAGGACGCGATGATGGCGTACAGAGTTGTTCGATCCCCCGAGCGGCGTGTTTTTTATATTGACGTTGGCGGGATTCCAGAAAATGAAGTCGAACAACACATGCAAAGAATCGTCACTCAAATGAAAAGAAACCAAGTAATTGATCAAGATACTGGTCGAGTTGACTTGCGGTATAATCCTATGAGTATTGACGAAGATTACTTTATTCCGATTCGTGGCGGGCAAGCTGCAACCAAAATTGAGTCACTGCCCGGTGGTACTTATACGGGGGATATTGATGACGTTAAATATTTAAGAGATAAATTGTTTTCGGCTTTAAAAATCCCCGCATCCTATCTAACCCAAGGTGACGAAGGTTCAGAAGATAAGACCACTTTAGCTCAAAAAGATATTCGCTTTGCAAGAACAATCAGCCGACTCCAGCGGAGCATCGTTTCAGAGTTAGAAAAAATAGCTGTGATTCACTTATATACTTTGGGATATAAAAATAAAGATCTGATCTCATTCAAGCTTCATTTAAATGCTCCGTCAAAACTTGCTGAACTCCAAGAGTTAGAACATTGGAGGACCAAGTTTGAAATCGCCAGTACAGCCACGGAGGGTTTCTTCAGTCGCCGCTGGGTTTCAAAAAATATTTTTGATATGTCAGAGGACGAAGTTGTCAGAAATCAGAGAGAAATGTTTTATGATAAAAGCTTGGATGTGGCGCTCGAAACCGCAGCCCAAGAAGGCTCTGCGGAAATGGCTGGTGGCGGCGGTGAGGATCTTCTTGGTGGAGACACTGATCTTGGCGAGGAAGAAGGAGCACTGGAGCCAGACGAAGGTGCCGAAGAAGAAACACTCCTTGCTGAACCTGGCAAGAGAAATGATTTGCAATGGAAACGACCAGATGATAAAGAGTATACCACTCCACGCGCAAAGGGGAAAAAATATACAGCGGTCAAATCAGACAAGCGGGACATGGGCGCAAGAAAAAGAAGTTATAAGGGAAAATATGCCGAAGAAGTTGGCAAAAATACTCCCCGGAACATTTATAAGGGATGGTCCGATGGGTTACAAAGTTTGTCAAAAGGAGTTTATGAGAATCAAGAAACTAATTATAGTAAAAAATATAAGCAAGAAGAATTAAAGATTCTGAAGAATGATATAGAAATTCAGAAAATAATTGAAAATCTTGCCACTAAAAAGAAACAGGAAAATAAAAATGACAAAGTTTAAGCATAATAAGAAAAGAAATAGTGCCTTTTTATATGAAGCCTTAATTCAAGAATTGACTAAATCTATTCTGTCAAAAACCCCAAAAGCGCAAAAAAGCATTACCAAACTTATTAAAGAGTCGTTTAATGTAAGAACAGAAATGTATAGAGAGTTAAAATTGTATCACGCGATTATGCATACTAAGAATGTAAATCCGAATACAGCTGAGAAGATTTTAAACGAAG